TTTCGTAAGATGTCGGTGTCGTAACTATCGAAGCTTTATTTAATAAACTCATTTTGTTTTTTTCTTAAATTGAACAACTTTGTAACTCCTTTAATATTTGAGTTGTACCGCTTGCGTTTTCAAAATATGTTGCGCGCGATTGCAAAGCGCTTAATAAAACGCTTATTTCACTAATGGCCGGGTTGACTTGTATTTTTAGTCCTAATCCTATCATCTGTTATTATCTTAAATAACAAACAACTTTTCCACTTGCAACGGCAACATCATCGAAATTTCCGTAAATAACAACTCCGGCGCCTAATGCCAAAGAAGTGATTGAAGTATCACCGCCAATAGTATCAACGTCACAACTAATTGTTGACGCTTCGATTGCCTGAATTGCGCAAAAGTTTTCACCGGCTACCGATGTAGCTGAAGCCGCAACAATTCGCAATCCTTTATCGCCAAATGATAATTTTTGAAATTCGCTTGTTGAATATAAATTTGAAGCCATAAAAATAATTTTAAAATTTTATAATATTCACAAAAATACAAAATTTAAAATTGTTTAGGTTTTTAGTTTTTCCCTTGACCTTTATATTTTTTTTTGTAGTTCTTTGATTTCTTTGAATGCGAAGTTTTGCATTTAGAATGAACACCCTTACGTTTCTTTTTTACCTTTTTAACCTCAATGTTTTTTATTTGATTCTTTGCCATTTTATTTTTTCCAAATTTTAACAATCTTTTCAGCCGATCGCGCACCGAAATAACCGCCGTAAACTAATAATAACAATGAACTTAACAAATCAATCCAACTTGAATCAATTGTAAATCCATCAACCGAACTATCCAAAATAATATAAATAAATAATGTAATCGTTAAAAACGCCAATGTCATTGGCCGAATGTTTTTGGTCCAAAATGAATCCGCTAAATTATCTGATTCCCAACGCTTAGTTGTTTCTTGCATTTCCAACAAATCCATTTCAAGCAATTTTAAGGCCGTTTCTTTATCTTGCGGCGTAATATCATTGTCTTTTTGAATTAAGTTCTTTACAATAGATAAAAACCCCGTATTTGGTAAAGCATCGGCTAAACCGTCAATTAGTTTTGATCCGTTACCTAATAAAAATTTTCCAACTTTAGTATCTTTAAATTTCTTTTTATCTTTCATCAAATTAAATCTTTATATTCATTAAATGCGTCAAAACTTGGGCAATCTTTTGTTGAAAAATCGCGATGCCCGTAAATAATGGCGCCAGGATGTAATCGTTTTAAAGTTTTTAATAAATGATTTAATGAATCTATTTGTTCACAAGTTCGCGTGTCTTTTGCGTCCATTTTAGAATCACAGCCGCCAATATAGCAAACCCCTAAAGATGATGAATTGTGTCCCTTTGTATGGGCGCCGCTAGTGTAAATAGAACGGCCATAAGAAATCGAACCGTTTAAATGAATTATATAATGGTAACCAATATCAGAAAATCCGCGATCTAAATGCCATTTTTTAATCGTTTCGGCTTTTACGTTTCGGCCTTCAGGCGTTGCGCTGCAATGAATTATTATTTTATTTATCTTTCGCATTTCTTTTTTTATAACCTTCGTAAATTTTTTGAAATGTGTAAATTATTGAACCTAATAAAAGTATAATTTTTAAACTGTTTTCAACGGCTGTAAAACTAATCATTAAAGAGATTGAATTAAATATACCAAGTTTTACATCGTTTGGAGTCATAATATTATTTTTTAAAAAGTATTTTAAATTTGTTCAATTTTATTTGATATTTCTATAATTGCGCGAAAATATGTGTGATCTTTTAAATCATCTTGTAAATACTTTACGCCCTCATTTACTGTTGTATATATTTTAAAACCTTCGGCGCTTAAATCAATATATCCAGTTGACCGCGTTCTAACTAATTCCAAACATTTAGAAACCATTAAATTGACATCCAATTCACCGCCATCATCTGAATAAAATCTTGTTATACATTCTATTCGTGTAATTGTTTCACTAATAAATGAAGTTTGATTTTGATCGGCTTCATCGCTTGACAAACTATAAACGCGAATAGCCGGATAGGTTGAGTTGGTTGGTATCCTATTGAAAACCGGTACAATGGCGCCGTTAATTGTCACCGCATTGGTTAATTTAGCAATGATTCCGCGTCTTACATAATGGATAGCTTCTAACATATATTTTTATTTTATTGCGTTGTTTAATTCGCCTTTTAATCTGACTAATAAATTTCTTAATCCAATACGCGCCGCATTAAAAAAGAACGGCCGCGCCGGCAAATTAACTTCTTTGATTCCTTTACCTTTAAATTGGGCCGCGTAACTCGGCGGAATCCCTAATTGAACCATATCATCAAGATTGACCATTCCACCCGTTCCAAATTCAACATAAGGCGCATAATTAGCGCCGGCAATTACTTCGACAGTTTTACCTTTTCGCTCCGCTTTTATTGATTGTTTTAACGTTCCTTTATCAACAACAACGTTTTGTTTAGCCATACGAACAATATCCATTGAAGCTCGGCCCAATTCATTTGACAATGTTTTTTTATCAAATGCTCGTAAATTATCCAACTTCTTTTTTAGTTGCGACAAATCCGATTGATTTATTTTGATAAAATTCGTTTGCATTAATTAGATTTTGTTGCGGTTAATTTAGTGTGAAAATCCAAATCCAATTCAAATTTTTCGTTAATTCTATAATTTTGCGAACCGCCTTCAATTGTAAATATATCGCCAATGACAATCAAATCCGCCGTTTTCTTACGCATTAAAATTTCAACTTCGATTTCGTGATCACGTTTGCCGAACTTCTCGTTTATTTCGCCGTTAATTTGCTTTAAATCGCACCATACAGATGCAACCGTTGACAATGTAGAAGTAAACCCACCAAAACCATCAGACGATTTTACCAAACGTTTTATTGTAATTTTTGAATTTAATTTTCCGGCTTGCATTATAGAAACATTGTTTTATAAGACGTTAAAATTAACTTTGTATTTGTTGGAATTTCCACGTTTTTTCCGATACCTTTTGAAGCGCCTTCAATAAAATCCGCTCGGTTATCATAATACGTTGATATTAATTGCAACATCGCTTGTTTTATAAGTGAATCATTTAAACCGGTTGTTATATATGTGACCTTTACGCGATCGGCTCCGCCGCCATCTAATTCAATGGTTTCATTATCTAATCCTAAAATTTCAAACGCGGTTGTGTCGGTTCCGTTAACGTTAACCGTTGAAATGCTTGAAACCGGGCCAAATGGCAAATCAAAAACGCCGTTTGTTGTTGGTAAATAATAGGTTCGGTTTTTTGAAACAATATCGCGCGAAATATAATTTTCGCACCAGATACGCGCTTGCGTTATCATTGCCGAAATAATATTATCATCCGATGCCGTATCAATACGAACATAATCTTTAACATTTTGAGCCGTTAAAATTTCATTTCCAACCGTTGAATTAATCTTGATTTGTCGCATTGTCTTTATTTTCTAAATATTCAACTTTTAATTCTTTTGTTTCAATTTCGATTTTGCTTTTCTTTTTTATTACTTTAGTAGCAAACCCCTTTTTAATCCATACTTTAGCAACGTCATCAGAAAGTTCGATTGTATCGCCTTCATTATAACGTTTGCCGTTTCTTAAAATTGATTCTTTGATTTTTAAATTCATAATGTAAATTTTTGTAAAGATAAAAAAAAAGCGTCACAATTAAATCGCGACGCTTTTTAAACAAAACAAATATGAAAAACACTATAACAATGCAAAGTTATTAAAATTTTTTGAATAATTACCGCCTTTGTTTATAACAATTGATTTTGTGACGCCATCATTTTCAAAAATATAAAAACCCTTATGAGAATTAACCCAAATTGCAAAGTAATCAACATCAGATAATAAATAAGGTTGTTTGTTTGTATTACGCAAATAACAACGAACTTTGTCAGATTCTTTAGTTACCGATTTAATTTGGATCTTTTTAAGCCCGTTAATCGTTTCAATGATACAATCATAAGGCGATGAATCTAACAATGGAAAAGAAACGTGCATTTCGCGCTCCATTGCCATCGTTGCAAATTTATATTCAGCTAAACAACCGATTAAATTGTTATCCATTTTGTAAAGCTACAAAAAAAACCGGTTGAATTAACAAACCGGCTTTTTAAACAAAACAAAATAAAACTATTATTGGGTGTTATTTTTAGTAGTTGCAACGCTTATCGCTATAATCAACAGAAATAAGGCGCAATAAATATCATTGAATTTCATTATTTGCCGAATAGCAAAAAAGAAAAATATTATTGGTAAAATTATTTTGATCTTATTTTCCATTCTACATCATATCAGCTTCAAAACAAGCGTTTGAACAAGGCCCGGGCTTTTCTGTTTGACATCCGCAAACCCCACATTCAAATCCGGGTTCACTATCTTCCGATAAATAATCGTAATAAAACATATTTTAAAATTTTAGTTTAACATTTCTTTTCACAAATTTCAATTCGCGTTGTAAATAATCAATCGCCTTTTCAATATCTTCAACCTCGTTTTCTTTTTTTCCGGCGCGACAAACGTATTTTAAAACATTGCCGCGGTTAAAGTTTAGTTTAAAATCTTGTATGACGTCAATTAAGTCGTATATTTTGCCGTTTTGATAGTGTTTAGGTACATTCCCCATAATTAAATTTTTAAAGCGCTTAAAACGCATTTATATTGACATTCCAATTAAGATTCCTAT